TGACGACGGTCTTATAGCGGTTGACGATGTAATATGTCCCATTGCCGGTGATGGCGATATCTTCCTGCTGGGCGTTGCCGTCATAATCCGTGCCCACGATGCGGATGGTGGCGCTTGTAGCGTTCCAGTTGGTAATGACCAGATAAAGGGTGTGAGCCGGGCCGCCCAGCACCAGACGCTCCACCGGACGGATCGCCCGGGTCACGGCCACCGGCGAGCCGTCCGTCACGGTGATATTCCGGGCCTCCTGACTATCCAGAGTCCCGGCCCGGTCCGCCGCCACAAAGGAGGCGAAGTCAGCCGGTGAGCCCGAGGTCCCCCCGGTTACGGTGACTAAATTGGTGGCGACTGTGTATGCGAAAGTGCCCGGCATTTACTTTATCGCCTCCACCCCCGCCTCCGGCCTCCACTTATAACCCGCCATGATATCCACATTCTTCTGGATATCCGCCCTGGCCTTCTGCAAAATCCCCCACCAGGCCGTCAGGACCGCTTTCACATCGGCGGGCACGGAATCAAACTTCGCTTCATCAATGGCCGCCTGAAATTTGGCATAAAATTCTTCCAGGTTATTAGTCCAGTCCTCCAGGATAGCCCGGCAGGTTTGGGCCGCCTCGATCTGGTTCTTCGTGTCGTTCTGGGCATTCAAAGTGTCGGTGATGTCGGTGATCGGCATCTTTTCCTCCTTAGTTGTGTGTCAGCACTCCTCAAAACAGTTGGCCATTGGCGAATATCTCATTCAGCCCCTCGTCCACCTCTGGCTTTTTCGGTACGCCCCGCATAGAGACGACAATCCTGGGGACGCCATTCTTTACCTGGAAAAACGCGGCCCCGGCACTCCGGGGATTAAGATTCAGCCTTGATTCGGTCATGTGGACCAGATGGCCGCTGTGAGTGCCGGCCACAAATCCGTTCCGGCTCACCCAGACCGGCGACGGCTTCCAAAAAACCTTCCGGGCGATTTCCATGTGGTCACCTTGTATCTGGGCCATAACCAAAGTCCCGGGCACCGCTCCTTCGCCAATTCGGCTAAGGTTCATCTCAGCAGGGTTCGATCCTCTCAGAAACCAAGTGGAATCCAGGGAATTAACGAACAATCCCTCGGTCACCGGGGCCACCATCACCAAGTCCTCAAGGAAAGGGATGGTGTTGGCCGCCCGGAACCACTCATATTGAAAGGGGTTGCTGTAATAGACCTTCTTCCCGCAGACCCCCCACATGCGGCCAAAAGCCGGGTAGAAATGGGTTAAGTAGGGCGGCGGAGACACCATGAAAGAGGGCAATAGGATTGCCCGGGGGACCTGGCCGGTGATTACCCCGCCTTCTACCTGGGCCAGAAATAGTTCCTGGCCATTGGGATGGGTGATCCAGCATTGGCCACCCGTGGGCAGGTCATTAAGTCTGATGCCCTGGGCATCCCCCTCCCATTTCACTTGCACCAGGGGGCCGTTACCACTTAACCGGCCGTCATCCATCCTGGTGTAGCAGAGGGTATAGGCCCCCGGGGGTAGGTCGCCAGATACCAGGCTGAGATTCGGGGCTCCGGGGAGGGTTACCCCCCAGGACCGCAAAGACCCTGTGAGCAGGTCGTAGGCGCCCTTCCAGTAAGGATTGCCCATGTAAATCAGGTTATCGATTTCGACGTAGTTCACCCGGGCAACAGGGCCGTCCACCGTGCCAAGGGACGTAGCAAGTTCCCCGTCCACTTGGTAAAGCACCCCCCCGGCGACACACAGCATCACCGACCCTGACCAAAGGGAGTGGGGCTCGGTTAGGGATTTTTTTAGGACATAACCGCCGCGCTTACGGAGCCTTCCGCCATCCGTCACCTCAGCATTCAGGACGACAGCCGAGGTAATCCGGCGTTCATCATCCAGGAACTTGGCGGGCATCTCCGGGAGGTTGTTCATCCCCCGGAAGCCCCAGGCACGGATAGGTTTAACAGCCATGTCAGTCCTTAATGTAGGTTTAACCCTACCGGGTCCCGGCCACCATGGCGTCGGGGACCGCCTTGAATCTTAGACAGGTAATTAACCAGCCCGATTCCGTCAACCGGGGAACCTCTCAGGCCACCCGCCAATTTGCTTTCCCAATACTGGAGAGGTTTGAGGTCAAAATTCTCCACCTGATCCTGGAGAAGCCGGTGGGCCACGATCATGGCCTTTGGAATAATCACCCGGTCATGGTAAGAGCTAGGGATGCAGGTTGGGGTGTCGGTCGGATTAGCGAGTACGGTCGGCTTCTTGTAGTACCAGAGATAGATGGTCTCGGTCGCCTTGGGGTAAATCCCAATCTTCTTGGTCTCCACGCCAGCAGTCTCGCCTTCGGCCACGGCTACGGCGGTCACATGGTCGCCGGTTTCGTCGTGGTCTATATCCAGGCGGTCAAGGGTATCAAAGGTCCGGTATCGGCGGATTTCGTTGTAGTCGCTGTCCGCGGCCCGAAAGAGCATCTTTTGAAAGTTTACCGGGAGGTCGAAAATCCAGGCGGCGGTTGTAACTGCCAGGGAATAAGGGGTTTGCAGTTTCAGGGCGGGCAATTCGAGGTCGGCCGCCAGTTCCAGGAGGGCATTATTAACCCAAGTGGCAAAATAACCTTGCAGGCTTTTATCCTGCACACTCAGGTCCAGGGCCGCTTCCAACTCACCCAAATTCATCGCCGTCACCCCTCAAAGGCTTAATCTTCTTTTTGCAGCGCAATTTCATCGGTATACTTTCTGATGTACGGGTTACGGTCCAACGGGAAGCCACACCGTGGACAAAGGTTATCGGCATCTGCCGGCTCATCGGCCAACCTTACCCGCCAGGCAGGATCGAAGGTTATCATGCAAGACGGATTCCGGCAGATACGGGCCTTTTCGCTCATAGCTTACCCCGTGGCGGCGGCGCGCCGGGTTCCGGATTTCTTCGTCCTGCCCTTGCCCTTATTGGCAGTCTTGGGCTTTGCCGCCTTGGGTACAGGGGCAGGTTGGGTGGCCTCCGGGACATCTTCAATCGCTTCCGGAGCCTTCCTCAACTCCTTGGGAGGCTTACCGGATTCCTGGCGCTTCTTGTAGTCCTGGAGGGCGACAATGGCCGCCGTCAGAATGGGCCCCGGCTTGAAAAAGGCGTAGAGGTCGTCGAAGTCCGGCACGGTGCCATCATCGGCAAAAATCGGATACCCGTCACCGTGGAACATGATGGCCCGCGGCGCATCCACCTCATGCGTATGCCGGTTCCGGAACCAGCTTATGGCCTTCGACAGTTCGTCGGCCAATTCAGGGGCGGAGATGGCGGCTTTTAATTCCCTCTCTAGCCAGATCGGCAGACCATTGGCGTGCATGTAGGTCCCGTTGGGGCACTTGACGATATGGTAGCCGCCGTCCATGAAGGAAACCTTATCCACCTTCACGGTTCCGTGATCCCGGGTATAAAGTTCCTGCCCGACATCTTCTTTCATTGGGATAACGCCCATAAAATCTACCTTCCTTTAACTTTAATCGTCGGCCTCAGCAGACCAGAGAGAGCCGGGGCCGGCCTTAATTGAATCGACCCCGAAAAACTCATAGACCGCCTGTTTAACCCCGGGGTACATAGGGTCGTTGAAGTCATGCCCACAGATCAGTTTCTTAGTCCGAGGCGCCCATGCTTTCAGGTCGGCCATCACGGCTTCGTAAGAATGGTCGCCGTCGATGAACACCATGTCCACTTCGGGCGGCACAAGGTCAGAGGCCGCGGCTTCCATGCTCGGTTTCTTGATGACGGCGAGGTGGGGGAAATGTCCACAGTTTTTCAGAAATTCCCCCATATAGTCGTCACCAGACTTGAGGCCCAAGTTCGGACTGCAAAATTTTGACCAATCACCGCCGAATAAGAAGGGGTCAATGGTATATACCTTGCCGCTATCGCCGTTGCAGGCGGAAGCCAAGACGAAGGTGCTCCGGCCCTTGAAACTGCCGATCTCCACCACGGATTTCATAGTCTTGGCCTTATCGTAGAGCCATTCCAGTTCCGCCCGGGACATCCAGCCCTGAATCCGCTCGGCCTTGTCCACGGGGGTCTCGGGGATATCGTAGCCCATAAGCTCGACTATCCCCCATAGCCGGAGGACCCGTTTCATATCAGAAACCTTTTGGGCGGCAGGCATCAGATATTGGTGGTAGAAGAAGCTGCCGCCCGCCGGCCTGATTATTTTCCCCTGGGCGTCCTTGACCTCGACATGGCCCATGTCGATAAAGATTTCCCGGAAGGTGGTGGCCTTGAGGCCAAATCTGGCGATGTTCCGGCTGAGGGCATAATCGTCGATGAGATGAGCCCGATTCACCACTCCGCTTCTCTTCTCAAAAACCGTCGGGAAGATATTGGCGATGGCTTGCTCCGGGGTCAAGTCATCCAGGGGCCGCCACAAGTCAATGCAAAGATCGCTGGCCACGGTGAACCAATTTCCCGTGCCGAAATTGCGTCCGTCCCTCTGAAAATATTTGTCAGACCTCCACCTCGTCGGCGCATGGTCTTTCCCGAAATGGGCCACGGTATCCCGTGGGAGTAGCAGGGTTACGTCTTGAGTGTCCGGGTGAATTAAGGCGTCGGAGTCGATATAGATGTTCCAATCGTTCTCCATTTCCTGGGCCAGTTGGTAAATCTGCAACTTCTCGTATGTAACCGGCCATTCGGGGAACTTCCGCTCGCTGATGATATGAAAGTCCGCGCCGATC